TGAAATATTAGATTTTTCAGGTGATGATTTAGCTATACTAACTGAAACCGATTTAGGTGAATTTGGTATATATGAAGGTAAAAAAGTTCCATTAGATTTCATAATGGAGGAAGAGGAATCATTTCCATTTGAATACAAAGGTTTTAAATACAATATTGAAATTTTAAGCAATACTACAAACGATAGAGGTCAAAAATTATATAAAATATCAATAGATGGTGTAGGTAGTTACAATGAGTACACCAATGAAAGAGATGCTCATATTGATGCTAAAAGAGAAATTGATGACCAATTAATGTTTGAAGGTACATTAACCGAAGATAATATTGCCGAATTACAAAAAATCAAAAAAGAAATTGAAGCTTTAATGCCAAGACTTAGATGGATAGATGATGTTACCTTTTCTGATTTTAATGGTGATTTAGATATTGAATTAGATTATGAATTAAATCCTCAAGAAATTAAACAATTATCACAAGTTGCTTCCAAGTATGATATGCGTTTAATATACAAAACAGGTAAAAATGCTACATTAACAAAACGTAGAATTCCTTCAAAACTTGATGAATTAGACGAAGCTAAAAAGAAACCTAAAAAGAAAAATCCACCTATTGGAAAACCAATGCGTGGTGGTTCTAAAAAATTTTATGTTTATGTAAAAGCACCTGGTGGTAAAATTAAAAAAGTATCATTTGGTCAAGCAGGTATGTCTGCTAAAATTAATAATCCTGAAGCACGTAGAGCATTTGCAAAACGTCATGACTGTGCTAATAAAAAGGATAGAACAAAAGCATCATATTGGTCTTGTAGGTTGCCAAGGTACGCGCGTCTCTTAGGCCTAAAAAGTTCTTTTAGCGGTTTTTGGTAAATCCAATATTTTTGTGATATTTATTATCGCATGAAAACAATAATTTATTATTTACATAAAGGAGATAAAATACCTTTTTATGTAGGTAAAACAAAAAATTCACCATTACAACGAGAAAAATCCCACCAAAAAAGATTAGGTGATTATTCTATTATATTAGAAATAATAGATAAAGTGGAAGATTGGAGATATTGGGAAAAACATTATATAACTCTTTTTAAAAATTTAGGTTATAATTTAATTAACCAAAATTCAGGAGGAGGGGGCCCTGAAATAGTTAAAGATTCTACTAAACAAAAAATAAGTCAAGCAAATAAAGGGACAATTCATCCTATAGAAGGTAGATTAGCAGCTAGTCAAAAATTAAAAGGTCGTAAACTTCTCCCTGAACAAATTGAAAAAATAAGACAAGCAAAATTAGGAAAACCTAATTCTAAAAAAGGTAAATCTGATGGTCCTAAACCTAAAGTATCTAAGGCACATAAAGGTAGAATAAGTCCTAATAAAGGAAAAAGCAAACAAGTAGCTTTATATAAGACATCAGGTGAATACATTAAAACATATCCCAACTACACCGAATTAGCAATTGATCTACATATTAATCCAGAAACAGTAAGATGTCAATTAGTAGGTAAAGCTAAAACCATATGTAATAAGCAATACAAAGCACAATATGTATAACAAATTGTAATGATTAAATTAGCTGAACTACTTAACGAGTCACCTCAGAGTGAGTATCCTCCATACATGTATTCTCCTGTAGGATTTGGATGTCATGTTTGTAAATACCATTACATAGAGGGAGAAAAACATATGTGTTCTAATAAATACTATCAAGAATACATTGCAGAACAATTTCCTAAATTAGAGGATCCTGCTGAATTAGTAGACAATGAAGGTAATCCAATTAAAGATCCTTCAAAATGGTGTTCAAATTGGTTTATGCCTAAAGGTAAATGAGACCTTACACAGATATAGAATCTACAGAAGAATATATTATCAGAGAATTTGATGATAATATTGATCCTATAGAATTAATGTGGCACAGAGATAATGAGGACAGATTAGTTGAGATCATAGATCCAGGACAAGGTTGGAAATTTCAATTTGAAAATGAATTACCTTGGGACCTTGAGCCTAAAATGTCAATATGTATATTAAGACATGAATGGCATCGTGTAATTAAAGGTACAGGAACATTAAAATTAAAGATACATAAATCGTGAGATCCGCAGATACATTTGATTTAAGAAAATTTTTAGCTGAAGGACAGTTAGAAAAAAACTTACAGGAAGTTGATATTAACTTAGACGATAAAGAACAAGCAGTAGTTGATGATGTAAAAGACGAAATGTCTGATATTCTTAAAGGAATAGAAACAGAATTTGATAAAGCATCAAAGTCAACAAATGAAGGATTAATTACAATAGCAAGTATTGCTATTGCCTTACCTGCTATTATGGGATTAATTGCTAAATTCGGTAAAGCAACTGGTAATATGATTAATAAAGTGTTGGGTAAAAAACCAACAGATGAAGATTCTTATCAACAATGGATGAATAAATTAGGACATATTGCGGATGAATTACATCATTTATATATGGCTCCAATTCTAGCAATAACTAAAAAGTTTGTAAAAGAAGAAGATATGGCTAAAAAAATAGCAAACGGAATATTCCATGCTATTGTAGCTACTTTTTTAATTGCTTCAGGTGCAACAGCAGTAAAAGCATTACAATCTAAAAACTTATCTTTAGCTACCTTAGAAAGTGCTTTAAGTGCAGTTAAAGGAGGCGAATTAAAACAATTCTTTACAGGATTATTTAATTCATAATTTACAGACCGATTCATAGCCGGTCGATTCCCAGGGGTTAATTTTTATGGAGCTGTGGCCCACCTTAAAAAGTGGGCCACTTTTAATTTGGAAATTTATAAAAAATATATTATATTAACGTGTTAAACATATGGCAAAGAAAATCGTAATCGTAGGAGCAGGTGTAGCAGGTGTTAATGCTGCAACCAAATTAGTTGACAATGGTTATCCTGGAAAAGACATTACCATTATCGATATGGGTAATGATCCTTATAACAGAAAACCTGAGGAAGTAATGACAGGTTTTTTAGGTGCTGGAGGTTGGTCTGATGGTAAATTAACATATCACACAGCAATCGGAGGTCAGCTATCTAAGTATGTTGGTGAAGAAAAAGCAATGGCTTTAATGGATGAAGTTATTAATAACTTTAAACGTTTCCATCCAAAACCAGAGGAAGTACAATGTTCAAATCCAGTAGAGGAACCTGATTTTATTAAACCATATTTTGGTCTTCGTTTATTCCCAGTATGGCATGTTGGTACTGATTATCTACATGAAATTGGTAAAAATTGGTACGATTATTTAGTATCTAAAAATGTTAATTTTATTTGGAATGAGCGTGTATTTAAAGTTGATTTTGAATCAGATTTAGTTTATATAACAATAAATGGTAAAGAAGGACAATATGCTTTAGATTATGATGAATTAATATTTGGAGTAGGTAAATCAGGTATTGATTTTGCTCAACATATTCAAGATGAGTACCAATTAGAAACAGAACCAAAATCTGTTCAAATTGGAGTTAGATTTGAAGCACCACAAAAACACTTTCAAAAATTAATTGATATTTCTTATGATTTTAAATTATATAGAAAGTTTGAAGATAAAGGAGTATCATTACGTTCATTTTGTACAAACAACAATGCCGCTTATGTTGCTGTAGAAAAAACATATGGTGATATTACATATAATGGTCATGCTAAAAAAGATCCTAAATATTTAAATGGAATGACTAATTTTGGTATATTAATGGAAATTAATGGTATTAAAGATCCATTTGAATGGTCAAGAAATGTAGTTAAAAAATGTCAAGTTAAAGGAGCTTATTCTAAAACTACAACAGGAATGTATTATTCGCCTAATGGAACTAGAAATCAATCAAGAACTTCTGAGGGAGAAAGTATAAGAGCTATTGGAGATATATACAATAATGATAATGGAGAAAATTACAATAATATTTTAGGACGTTTTAAAGATGCATTTGGTGAATATGCCTATTATATTTTAGATTTTATTGAGGATATGAAAAAAGTATTTCCAACATTACAAGATGATTGGGGTATTTATATTCCTGAAGTAAAATACTTATCACCTGAACCACTTGTGAATTATAAAGATTTAGGATTATCAGATTATCCAAATGTTCATTTTGTTGGAGATGCTTTATCCGCTAGAGGTATTACAGTTTCAGGAGCACAAGGTATTTTATCTGTAGAAAAATTAATCAAAGATTGTGAGTGGGATAATATTCATGGAGATATGATTCACTTCATATAATTTGGAAAATCAAAATATTTTTATTATATTAACGGTATGAGTATAAAATATGAACCTAGTAAGAAACTAACTAAAGCAGATGGTACTGTTGCTTATGTTTGGGAAGGTAAATTACATAATTGGGAAGGTCCAGCATTGATTACTGCTGAAGGTAAAAAAGAATACCATATTCATGGTATAAAATATACTTTAGATGGTTGGAAAGAAGCAAGACGTAATCGTGAGGGTTTGCCTTTTTATAAACAATCAGGAATGAATGTGAGAAACTAACATCTTCAGGGAAGTCCTAATATTTATAATAGATGAAACAATGTGCTAAATGTAAAATCTATTATGAATTAAATTCTTTTCCTAAAGATTGTAGTAAAAAAGATGGTCATAAATCTTATTGTTTTCCTTGCAATAGACAAGTAGTAACTAAATCTACTTTAAAACGAAAAGATAAAAGACATCAAGACAACATTCGTGATAGAGAATTAATAAGTGAATATAATAAACAATATTACGAAAAAAATAAACAACAGTATCAAGAATATTTTAAGAATAAGATGAAGACAGATATAAATTTTAGACTATCAGTTAATTTTAGATCTAGAATAAATTCTGCATTAAAAAAAGGAAGTAAAAAAACATCATCATCTGATCTTTTAGGTTGTTCTATTGAAGAATATAAATTATATTTAGAGAAACAATTTAATGAAAATATGAGTTGGGACAATTATGGAACATATTGGGATATAGATCATATAAAACCTTGTACTATGTTTAATTTAACTTGTTTAGAAGAACAAAAACAATGTTTCCATTACTCCAATACTCAGCCTCTATCAAAAAAAGAAAACCAAATAAAAAATAGATTTTACAAATTATGAAAATAGGTTTATGTGGAACAATGAGTGTAGGTAAAACTACATTAGTAAATGCTTTAAAGGAATTACCTGAATTTGCATATTATAATTTTGCAACTGAACGTTCAAAGTATTTACGTGATTTAGGTATTCCTTTAAATACTGATTCTACATTAAAAGGTCAATTTGTATTTTTAGCTGAACGTGCTGCTGAATTAATGAATGAAAATATTATTACAGATAGAACTGTAATTGATGTTATGGCATTTACTAAAGCAGCTAAATCAATTAATTATAATGATGCTGAGGCTTTTTGTGATGCTGCTAGTAATTTAGTAAATGAATATGATTACGTGTTTTATATTTCACCTAAAGGTGTTGAAATAGAAGATAATGGTGTTAGAACTACTGATGAAAAATATAGAGAAACTATTGATAATATAATTCAATTATTAATATATAGAAATAATCATAAAATTAAATATCTTGTTGAACTTTCAGGTACAACTGAAGAACGTATTGCTAAGATTAAAGAAACAATTTTTGGTTAATATTTATAATCATGAAAAAATCTGAATTAAAAGAATTCATTCGCGAAGAAATTATAGGAATTTTATCTGAAGAACCTATTCATGAAGAAGATCCTCAAGTTAAAAAAATAAATGACAAAATTCAAAAAGATCCTAAATTTTTACAACAAGTAAAATCAGCTATGACTAGTGCTGAAAAAGGCAATACTACAGATTTAGCTATGCTTATGGGTGGATTTGGTAAAATGGCAGAATCAGAAGATGAAGATAGAGAACCTACTAAAGCTGAATTAGCTAAAGAAAAAGTAAAAGGTGCTCCTTCTAAATTTAAAATATCAAATGATCAATTTAATGATTTTAAAGATAAATTAAAAAATTTAGTTAAAAAAATTAAAGATATGGAAAAAGGAGCAGAACGTGATAAAAAAATGGCTGCTCTTAAACAATTTATTAAGAAACCTGAATTAGTTAAAGCGTTTAAAGAAAGAGACGTTGAAATTAATACTGGTGGATTAGTAGGATAATATGATTAATATTATTAAAAATATAGTTATATTTTGTTTA